CATTCAGGAAGAGTTCTGGCGCTACGAGGATGGTCGCTACGTTAAAAGCCGGGAGATTTACATCTATCCGGATGCCTCTGGCGACTCACGCAAATCGCAGAACGCCAGCAAGACCGATATTGCCCAGCTTAATGATGCCGGGTTCAGCGTCATTGTTGATGATGCCAACCCGCCGGTTAAAGACCGCATCAACTCTATGAACGCCATGTTCTGCAACGCCAACGGTGAGCGCCGGTATCTGGTGAACGTGCAGAACTGCCCGGTTTACACCGAGAGCCTCGAGCAGCAAGTCTGGGCGGCTAATGGCGAGCCGGATAAATCAGCAGATAACGATCACCCCAATGATGCTGGTGGGTACTTCATCGTGAAGGATTACCCGATCGTGAAACCGGCATACTCAATCACCATGGACACCATTTTCTGATATGGCAAACGACGACATCACCTGGGTTCGACCAGAACACCGGGCGGCTTCTGCTGCCTGGCGGAAATACAGGGACTTTTGCAAAGGGGCTGAGGCCGTAAAAGCGGCGGGTAATAAATATCTGCCGTATCTCGACCCAACCGATAAATCCACGCGTAACCGCAAACGCAACGAAGACTATCTGAGTCGCGCGGTATTCTACGCCATTGCCGGCAATACGAAGATCGGCATGCTTGGCATGGCTTATCGAAAGGATCCCACCTTCAACGGTCCGGATAAGCTGAAATACCTGCTGGACAATGCTGACGGGGCTGGTACCAGCATCTATCAACAGTCACAGCTTGTAGCTGAGAACGTGCTGGAGGTTGCGCGAGAGGGCATTTACGTCGATTACGCTGAAGAATCTGACGAAGCAATCATCCTCCGCTACCCGGCAGAGAACATCATTAACTGGCGAACAAAGCGTATCAATGGGCGCGATCAACTGGTGCTGGTGGTCCTGCGCGAATGCGTAGAAGAGCCGGATGGTTACGCTTATAAGGATGAAATCCAATACCGCGAGCTGGCGCTGGAAGAAGGGCGGTTCATCTGCCGGGTATGGCGCCGGACTGGTGGCACAGCAAGCGGAACCTACACCGTTGACAGTGAGTACCACCCTAAGCCGAAAGGAAAGGACTACTGGGACGAAATCCCGTTTACCTTTGTCGGTGCCCAGAACAACGATCCCACTATTGATGATTCACCGCTGGCCGCGCTGGTGGAGATAAACCACGGCCATTACCGTAACAGTGCTGACTATGAGGACAGCGTGTGGTTCTGTGGCCAGGTGCAGCCATACATGACAGGGCTTGATACCGGCTGGCGTGATCATCTCGAGAAGAAGGGCGTAAAAATTGGTTCCCGATCACCGCTTTTGCTTCCGAAAGAAGGATCGTTTGGCTATGCCCAGGCGCAGCCGAATATGTTGGCGAAAGAGGCCATGGACAGCAAGCGTGATTACATGGTGCAGCTGGGCGCCAGACTGATTGAGCAGAACGCCACGGCGAAGACCGCGACACAGGCGAGCGGAGAGCAATCTTCATCGACATCTGTGCTCGGTATCTGCGTATCGAACGTTTCCGAGGCTTACACGCTGGCACTGGGCTGGTGCGCAAAATACCTCGGGCTCAAAGATGATTTTCCTGCCTACACCATCAACCAGGAGTTCATCGCGAAGGTGGCCGAATCTGGTATGGTCACGGCGATTGTGAATGCCTGGCAATCCGGTGCGCTGCGCGATAGCGATATGATTCGCGCACTGCAGAAGCTTGACCTCATTGACCCGGCCGACAGCCCGGACGAGGTTATTGATGCGCTTCGCAATCAGGCACCAACGTTGACGGGAGGCTGATATGCCCACTATTAACGAAAGCCTGCGCGATGAGTCGATCGCACATTCTGTCTGGTTAAGTCGCTATGCCACTGGCGTGGCAAAACGAATGGTTAAATTGCTGAACGAGACGGATGCAGACCTGTCGGCACGTCTGCTCGATGCGCTGGACAGATTGCCCCCAGAGAGCTTCACCGTTAATCGCCTGCAGAGTTTACTGGGTAGCGTGCGCGAGCTTAACCATCAGGCCGTAGCATCCATGCAGGCAGGGCTCGAGAGTGAGCTGGTGGCGCTGGCAAGGAACGAAGCCAGTTATCAGCTGAGCCTGTTCGATTCCCTTCTGCCATCTCAGGTGTTGTCCCGGTATCCGCTACAGGGCGTTACCGCCGACATGGTGTATGCCGCAGCAATGGCGCAACCTTTTCAGGGGCGATTGCTGAGTGAGTGGGCGGACAATCTGGAATCGGACAGGCTTACGCGTATCGTGAACGCCGTCCGCAGGGGGTATCTTGCCGGCGACACGGTAGAAACAATCGCGCGCAATGTTCGTGGCCACGCCAACAAAGACTATCGCGACGGCGCGCTGCAGATGAGCAGGGCAAACGCTGCCAGCATCGCTAAAACAGCCGTGAATCATCTGGCTGCCACAGCACGCAACAGCTTCACCGGCGCCAACAGCGATATCGTAAAAGGCAAACAGTGGCTATCTACGCTGGACAATAAAACCAGCCATGACTGCATTATTCGTGATCTGCTGCGCTACACCCTGGATAACAAACCGGTCGGGCATAAGGTGCCTTACCTGCAGGGGCCCGGGAAAATTCATTTTTGCTGTCGTTCTACTGAAACCCTGATCATTAAGTCCTGGCGCGAACTCGGCATTGATATTGATGAGATGGACGAGGGGAGTCGGGCCAGCATGGATGGACAGGTACCGGAAAAAACTTCGTATCTGGAATGGCTCGCGCGCCAGCCGACACAACGCCAGAATCAGGTTCTTGGTGCCGAGCGTGGCCGTTTGTTCCGCGCGGGTGAAATCGACCTGGCTGATATGTTCACTGACAAAGGAGAATGGATCAGCCTTGAACGTCTGAAGCAGCTCTCAGGCAAAGACAACTAACAATCACATCTTACTCCACGCCCTGGCATCTGCCGGGGCTTTTTTATGGGCGAGGCCCGGCAAAATCCCGAGGGGAAATTATGTTAATTCGAAACATGCTTCTGAAATTTTACGCTCCCGAAAGCGGCGGCGAAGGTGGTGGTGGCGGTGATATCGAAATCACTCCTGAAATCCAGAAGCTGATTGATGAGCGCGTGACCAGCGAAGTCACTGGCCTGAAATCAAAGAACTCCGAACTGCTGGGTACCATTAAACAGCAGAAAGAAAACCTGTCCCGTTACGAAGGTATCGATCCTGACGCGGTGCGCGGCATCTTGCAGCGCTTCTCCGACGACGAAGAGGCAAAGCTGATCGCCGCTGGCAAAATCGATGAAGTTCTGGATAAGCGTACCGAACGCCTGCGCGCAGACGTTGATAAGCAGATCAAGATGGCAAATGAGCGCGCGGATAAAGCCGAAGCGTTCTCCAACAAATTCCGGGATCGCGTTCTGGGGGATGCAATCCGCGCAGCAGCTTCGAAAGCTGGGGCGCTGGCTGAAGCATCCGATGACCTGATCCTGCGTGCCAAAGGCACATTCCAGCTCAACGACGAAGGCGAGGCCGTAGCAGTTGATGCAAATGGCGATGTTCTGTTCGGCAAAGACGGCAAAAACCCACTAAGCCCGCTTGAGTGGGCGGAATCTCTCAAGGAGACGGCTCCGCATCTGTTCCCTCGCGCAGAAGGTACTGGCGCGGGAGGACACAAGCCAAACGGTGGTGGCAGCCTGAAACGTTCCGAAATGAGCGCCAGCGACAAGGCGGACTACATCCGCAAGCATGGCCAGCAGGCCTTCCTCAAACTTCCGAAATAAGGCGTTTCCCGTATGACGACTGTTAATACCGACCTGATTATTTATGACGACCTGGCACAGACCGCTTTCCTCGAGCGCCGACAGGACAACCTGGCAATCTTCAACGCCTCTTCCAACGGGGCTATCCTGCTGGATAACGAGCTGATTGAAGGCGATTTCCGCAAGCGAGCCTTCTACAAGGTGGGAGGCTCCATTGAATCTCGCGATGTGAACTCCACCGATAAAGTGACGGGCAAGAAGATCGGCGCTGGTGAAGCCGTGTCTGTCAAAGCACCATGGAAATATGGCCCGTACGAAACTACCGAAGAAGCGTTTAAACGCCGCGGCCGCTCGGTTGACGAGTTCTCCGAAGTAATCGGCACTGATGTAGCTGACGCGACACTTGAGGGCTACGTGAAGTACGGCCTGAAGGCGCTGACGGCTGCAATTGGCGCCAACGCAGACATGGTGGTAACCGCCGACATCGAGACCGACGGTAAGAAAACCCTTACGCGCGGCCTGCGGAAGTACGGGGACAAGTTCAACCGTGTGGTGCTCTTCGTTATGCACTCCGCCACCTACTTCGACATCGTGGATGAGGCGATCGCCAACAAAATCTACGAAGAGGCGGGCGTGGTGGTATACGGCGGACAGCCGGGCACGCTGGGTAAACCGGTACTGGTGACCGATACCATGGATGTTGATGCAATCCTTGGGCTGGTGACTGGGGCTGTGACCGTCACCGAGTCTCAGGCTCCGGGCTTCCGTTCCTATGACATCAATGACCAGGAAAACCTTGCGATCGGCTACCGTGCTGAAGGCGTGGTTAACGTCGATCTGCTTGGCTACAGCTGGGATACCGCCAAAGGTGATAACCCAGACCTGACCAAAATCGGCACTGCCGGCAACTGGAAGAAGCACTTCACCAGTAACAAATCTACGGCAGGCGTGCTGATCAAACTGGAATCCGCGGTGGGGGAGTAACGCTGTCAGCGGATAAAACCTCCGCAACTGCTGACAGCACTGATGCGGTCACTGTTTCCCTGAAATACTCCCTTAATGGCGCCGGTGTCTCCGGCAAAACCGTCGTGTGGACGTCCACAGTCGGCACGCTCAGCACGGCCAGTTCTCAAACCGGCTCTGCTGGTGGTGCAACGGTGAAACTCACATCAGACGTTGCTGGCACCTTCAAGGTAACCGGCACGGTTGACGGCGTGGCGAAATCCACTGAGGAGATCACCTTCACTGCGCCTGCCGGAGAATAACGAATGGGGCGAAAGCCCCATAAACAGGATGAATCGATGATCAATACCGATATCACCTCTCCTGATGCCAACAGCTACGCCAGTGAAGAGGATCTTGCCTCATTTGCGGAAATACGCGGCATTGAACTGCCTGATAAGCTCACGCCTTTGCTGATTAAGTCAATGGATTACCTGGAAGGGCTGGATTGGGTTGGCTCAAAAGCTGACCCGAGACAGGCTCTGGCATGGCCACGCGTGAATGTCGTTCTGGATGAACATGATTTCCCGCCGGATGAAGTTCCACGGCAGGTTATAACCGC